GCTGCTCGTAAGTATTTTAGATCAAAAGGTACAGTTAACGAGGGTGGTAGATCAAGACGCTTCGGTGTTGCTAACTATCAAGGATTACTTGCAGCACAGTCAGAAGTAGAAGGAGTTATAGATAACGTACTAGGCCGAAACATGGCATATGCTCAAGAAGGTGCTAGACGTAAATTCCAAGCCCAACAAGCTAGAGGTCGAGAAGCTTTAGGCATACCGGCTGCATACGGTGCACCTGTGATGATGCCTCCTACAAACAGATTAGGTGGTGCTTTACAAGTTGCAAGTCAGGTAGCAAGTATAGCTACAGGTATCAGTTCATCAGCAGGGTTATTTAACTTTGGACAAAAACCCTCAGTACCAACCGGTGGTGGTGGTGGTGGTTTAAGTTTTGGTGATGCTGTAAATAGTGGCGGATTAGGTATAGGTAATTACGATGACTATGCCGGAGCAATGATACAAAACCCTTTTAGTTAAAATTATGACATCATCATTCGGAACCGTAGTCGGAAAAGAAAGGGACGTAATACCTGATCTTTCCGCTAGTAATTATGAATCTACAGAAGCTGATCTAACCAATCAAGTTAACGCTCAAATAGACGCTAATATACAGGATACTCAGAACTTCTACAACGAGATGGCTCAGATACAGCAAGACATCGCAGAGACTCCTATGAAAAACTTGGAGTCTTTAGCACAGTTTTCAGAGTCTGCTAGCCGAGCTATGAAAGCTTTAAAAAAAAGAAGAGAGACTCAAGATAAAATAAATGAAGCTATGGCTTTCTTGGACAGCAACTCTCTTGAACAACTTAGAACTGCTGATGGTAAGTTTAACTTAGAAAATGCTAAGTTTAATAATAAACTTCTTAAGGAAAATTCAGAAATATCTATCAACTTTCTAAGAACTAGAAATGCTGAACTACCACAAGATATTACTATAAAAGAACTATTAAGAAGACTTAACGAAAATTACTTCGGTGCTAGGCAGCAGTTTATTAATGAAAACGGTGGTAAAGATATAACTGATATAGATGAATATATGAAGTTACATGGTGCTGCTGATGAGTTGATGATTACTGGTATGCTTATGCAGGCTGAAAATCTTGGTGTAGATACTAACAGTAGAGAGTTCAGAAGATTATTTTATGAAAAGATATATCCTGATATAGCACAAAGAAAACGAAATAATATACAAACTTGGAAATCTGAAGCTAACCGAAACTATGAAAGAAATAGAGAAAAAAAGCTAGACAAGATAATTGTTGATACTTTACAGCCGTATGATCCCAATAAAAAAATGGATGTAGATGTCATAACTCTTGTGGATACTATCAAAAACACTATGAACTTTGATACAACCAAAGAGGCTACTGATTATCTTTTTGCAAGAGTTGCTAATGAAGTAGAATCTGATCAACCACAGCTAGATTTACACCACTTAAATTATTTATTTGATGGTGCTATGCATAGACATGACGGAAACGGTGGTAAGCTATATAAATATGCTGACGGACCATTTGGTGGTAAAGATGCTAATGCTTCATTAATACAAAAAGTACAGACTGCAAGAGCTATAGAGGTAGAAAGAAATATTAAAGCTAATCGATTTACAGCACAGCAAGAGATTAACGAACTTAATGTTCAATATAACGGTGACATACCAACAGGAGTACTACAACGAAAGTATAAAGAGTTAGAAAACAGGTATCCAAACATTGACATAAGAAGTTTACAAGTTGGCTCTCAAGGTATTACAAATGGTGGAGAGTATAGAGGTCAAGCCGGTCAAGGAGATCGCAACATTGATTACTATAAAGAATTTGAAAATGTACTTAAAGGTAATACTAATTTAAAACTTACAGTACCACAACAAATTGAAGTAAACAAAGCTTACGGTGAGTTTAACAGACTTGTCAAAATTCAAACAGATAATGGTATTGAGTTGGAAAAAGCTCAAGAACTTTATCGCCAAGACATACAAGACAAGTTAAAAGCCGGTGATTTTAAAGAAACTGAAATTGAAAAAAGATTAGGGGGAGATGTTCGATCTGAAGATATAAACGCTGACAGAGAGTATCTAAAAAGTGATATTAACAAAGTGCCGAATCAAGGTGAGCCTATTTCTGTACATGAAAAACAAGCACTCAGCGATCTAAAAAGGCATTACTTATACGGAGAGCCGTTTCCATCATATTTTAGAGGTGTAACTAAAAACACAAGTTTATCAGCCGAACAGTATGCCGATGACAGATTTAGAGCTACAGGTGGTTATAATGAAAATGATGAAATAGCTCAACGGTTTATAACCAACGACGAAGGAATTTTAATTGACCCACAGTATGGACTTACAAAAGCTGAGTTAAATGAAATTGAAGTCAAACCACATCTAACTAAAACCTATGGAAAACTACTAGATCCAGAAAAAGGTAAAAGAATCTTAGAAGGATTTAAAACAGGTAATGATGTAGGAAGTTTTGACTCAGCAATTGGACCAAAAAAACGAGGTGCTGATAAACTTACAATCGGTGAGCTACTTGTATATGCTGAAAGAGGTGGTAGCAACTTTGGAGTGTATGGTTTAAGTGCACAAGAACTAAAAGATGCTGTTAGATTTTTACCACCAGACTTTAAGAATGAATTATTTACTGAAGAAAATCAAAGTTTTTTAGTATTAGAACTTACAAGACAACGTGCTAATCGTACTAATAGTATTAGAGGTGCTATCATACAAGCCAAAAAAGGTGGTGAAGCTACTGTGTTTCAAGGTGATGAAAAAGAAGGTAGTTGGGATAGGTTAGTAAGGTTATCTCCAAACGAAGCAAAAGCTATTTTAGATGTATTTCCACAGCTACGTAACATACCAATGAATCAGTTTCAAAATCTTACTGAAGGTGTAGTTCTAGGTATCGAGAGTGAGATAAACAACTATCAAAGATCTAGAGAAAGACAACTCGAGCTACGTAAACAACAAAGAGAAAAAAACAAGAAAAAAACACCAACAACTATGGAGGAGCTATTAGAGGTTCCGGCAGTTAAACAATCAAGAGAGGGTAGATGACAGACTCAAACTACTCTAACGCAGAGATAGAAGTCGATCTTGATGCAGTTAATAGTATTACAGATCAGGCACAGAACGCTGCGGAAGAGTATCAGCGAGCGAAGGAAAGACAACAAGCTGCTCAGGCACAGTTACAGGAATCGGAACAAGTTAGTAAAGAAGTACAAGACGATCCTCGAAATGCTGATAACTGGGGTGCTAAGGCACTCATAAAAGAAGGACAATCTATATTGTCGGGCGGTCTTCAAGACACTGCATCATCGCTTGCTACCTTTCCAGAACGTACAGTAGATGCGTTATCTGGAGAAATGCAAAGACAAAGGAGAGAGACTGGTACATACAGACCAGACTGGACTCCTTTTGGTGGGTATGATAACCCAATAGAAACAAAAACATGGTGGGGTAAACAACTAAGGGGTTTAGTTCACTTTGGTACATTAGCAGCCGGTACAGTTGCAGCCGCTAAGGTAGGTGCAGCTTCTGGCATAGTTGCAATACCTGCCGGGTTAGTCGCACTTTCAAAAGGCAACCTAGTTAGAGGTGCAGCTGTAGGAGCTGTATCTGATCTTATATCAAAAGAATCAGATGAACAAAACGCTTTAGGAGCATTACGTGATAGGTTTGGTTGGATGGATACACCTATATCTACTAAAGATACTGACCATCCAGTCGTAATGAAACTGAAGAATATAGTTGAAGGCATGGGCATAGGTCTAGTCTTTGACGGTTTTGCATACACACTAAAAAAAGGTGGTGACAAAGCTATAGAGCAGATAACAAAACGTAACAAAAGCTTAGAAAATCAAACAGTACAAGCCGGATTAGCACAGCTTCGCAAAGGTGAAACAGAGTTTAGAGCAGATAAAAACGCACCTATATCTCAACCACACCAAGGAGCACACATATCAGAGGTTGATCCACAGACAGCTAGAGAACAGTTATCTAAAACACGAACTCAATGGGGTTCTGAAGAAGGGTCAACTGGTAGCGTAACAACACCGGTAGAAAGAGAAAGAATAGCCTTAGAAGGTGGTACAGACGAAGAGACAGCAGAACGTATACTTAAAACTTTAATAAGCTCAGAAAAGTTTGCAAGAGAATTAGATGCTGCAAAAGGATCTAGAAAAGCATTAGTAGCAAAATTTAAAGAACATATAGACGCTCATCAACGGATAACTCAGGGCAGAAATGCTGCTGAGATGTCATCTAGCGAGTATTTAAAAGAATTACTTGAAGCACAACCTGATGTGGTTGATGGTATAGAAATATGGACATCTAAGAACGTAGTAGTTGCTGATCTTATAATAGGTTCACTTCTTAAACAGGTACGAGATTTAGGTGTAGCCGGTAGAGAAATACAAGATCTTGTGGATATACAGGATATAGATGGACCGGCTAAACAGATTGTAGATACTATGCTTACCGCATTGTATGAAACAAAGAAAGCTAGATTTGTAAAGTCTGACTCATTTAGAGAACTTGGTATTGGTAAGAAAAGCAAAAAGACAGTAGAAGAAGCTACGTCACAAGCTATGGAAGATACTAAAGATTCTATTATGTCTATATTACAGATAGCTAAAAATGATAAAGATGATAACTTGCTTAATGCTTTGTTTGAAGCTTTTTCTATGATGGATAATCTTAATACATTAGACGACTTTGATGCGTGGGCAAGAAAAACAATTTTAGGTGGTGCGTTAACCGAAGGTGGCGTAAATCGTACCGGTGTCATGATTCGTGAGTTAGAAGGTGTGATGTCACATAGTATATTATCTGGACCTAAAACTCCGGCTCGTGCTATTATGGGTACATCAACCGCAACTTTCTTACGACCATTAGCTCAAAGCTTAGGTGCAATATTAAGACTACCTTTTGATGGAAATGTAGCTGATGTAAGAGCAAGTCTTGCAGCAGTTAACGGCATGATAGAAGCTGTACCTGAGTCATTTACTTTGTTTAGAAGTAAATTAAACTCATACTGGAAAGGCGATATCAGATCAATCAAAACACGTTTTACAGAATTTACAGCAGCAGACGATAACTGGGAAATATTACGTCGTTGGGCAGAAGATAGTGGTAGAGCAACTCCCGGAGAAGTAGCAGCATTTCGTGTAGCTAACATGGCACGTCAAATGAACAACAGTAACTTTTTAACATACTCTACTAAGATTATGGCTGCAACCGACGATGCGTTTGGTTACATACTTGGTCGTGCTAAGATGCGTGAAAAAGCTATGCGTAGAGCACTTGAGTTACAAGAAGGTGGTTATAAAACACCAAAACTAACAAAAGATGTAATGCGAGCATACGAAGATGATTTTTACTCACAAGTGTTTGACTCACAGGGTAACATCAAAGACGAAGCTACTGCATTTGCACGTAAAGAAGTAACACTAACACAAGAACTTACAGGCTTTGCAAAAGGTCTTAATGATGTATTTAGTGCTACACCTTTAGCTAAACCATTCTTTTTGTTTGCTAGAACAGGTGTAAACGGACTTGCTTTAACGGGG